TTTTGACTTCCTCATGCCCACAGTTGATTAGCATCAGGCTTGACCAGTTCTTGCGCGGGTACTGGGTCTGTACTGCGCCATCCATCTTGGTCTTCTCAGGCGGGTTGTAGTTGTGCTTCACCACCAGTACAGACTTCTCGTTATCGCAGTAGTCGAGGACCGTCGAAACATCACCGCGCCACATGAAGTCGCAGTCCATGAACAATGCCCAGCCCTTGTACCCAGCCAGATACGGAACGAGGAAGCGTGTAAACGTGAACTCAGTGGAAGACAGCGGGTCATGATCCCGCCAGAACAGGTTCTTCTCACGCATGTGCTTTTGCTTGATAGGAACGATGTCTAAATGAACACTGGTGTGCTTCAGCAAAGAGGCACGGCAGACTTGATAGGCAATGTCTTCGCGGCTATCCCAACCCACGAATATCTTCAGGTCGCTCATAACTTCCTCAGTATCCAGTCATCCACCACCCGACCAATGATCCGATACTGCAACTCCTTCATCAGGAACCGCACTGCCGCATGTTTGCCTTCCTCAGGGATGACGTACCGTTCCTTCTGCTCAACGATCAGCACCGGGTCGTTGTTCCTTAGCGTCTCCACCGCACCCTTGAGAACATCCAGTTCGTAACCCTCAACATCGATCTTGATGAGATCAACGTCGGTCAGATTGAAATGATCCAAAGGGAACATGGGGATCAACCCCGGCTTGCCACGATCCACATGAGTAGAGCCTGTGTTGTCAGGCTCAATCGCCATGGCAACCTGACCCTCTCTCCACCCCAATGCACAACGGTGGATGGTGTGAACTTTGGGCGCGTTCTTGGGCAGGATTTCTGCGAACTCCTCACAGGGTTCGAAGCAGATCACCTTGTCGAACTTCTCAGTGAGACCTCTCGCCCACAGCCCAACGTGCGCCCCGATATCCACGGCTGTCCGGAACTGCTTGCAGTGTTTAACCACTGTCTGCTGGTGCAGCGGCTGGTAGGCGTTGGCCTTGATGGTTTCGAAGTAGTGAACGATGTGGGCTTCGTTATCCGGTAACCACCAACCTTGAACTTCTTTCATTTCTTTCTGTTCCTTTGAAGGGCTTTGTTTGCTTCTTCAGTGAAGGTCAGGTCTTCTACATTGTAGGTATAGATATCGCCGTCGCCCCAAACGACAAACAACTGATCAGATACCAATCTGTAACAGCCAAACGCCCCAATGCGACCGCCGTCGGCTTGGGCGTAAGCCATATACGATCCTTCTTCACAGTTCCCACGATGGCCTGTGAAAGTAATCTTGTTATTGTCTTTGTTTGGGATGGTGCCAATGATGTCGATCTGCTGTGCAGAAAGAGGTAAAGAAACCAGAGCCATGCTGTAAATCAAATTTTTCATATCATGCCTCCTATCTCATTTGTTCTTTACGGCTGCCCTTGTAATGGATGATCTTCGGGTCGCGGTTGTCCAAGTATTCAGGCAGACAGGCGTACTGAGTTTCCATGAGCGTCCCGCATTCGTTCATCTTCGCCCATATCTTCATGGCTTCCTGATCGCCGTACCATTTGCGGTACTTGGGGTCGATGTGATCCATGATCGATAGCAGTTCCGACCAGACCGTGTGGTCCTTGGTCACCGTCGCGCAAGCCAGATACGGGAACACTTCCTGAATCGTCTTGCCTTGGTACTCTGAGAAGTCGAGTCCCTTCATGGACGGGTTAAAGATGTTGTCGCAGTTGAACATCCGCTGACAGAACAACACTCGTTTGTCACCCAACAAGGCTTCCGGGAATATCTCTGAGCAGACGATCATGTCATCGTCCAGATACATGGCCGGGTAATCCAAATTCAGTGCCGCATAAATCTTGAGCCGATACTCCATGAAGTCCTGAGTATCCAAGTCGTATTCGAATCGCTCAGTGCCATCGATGACGGGAGTCTTGGAGTCGGTACACATGATGATCCGTGCGTCAGGGTTGGTTTCCCTGAGCGACTCCACGAACTTTCTGCTGTACCAGATTTGCTCCTCTGTTCCTGTCCTGAAGAACACGAACGTCGGCTTGTGACCGGGGAAGAGTTGCGCCTTCAGGTCTCTGGCAACGTCAGCAACTTGCGGGGTCCACATTCCTGTGGCATATCGCTTCCGGTAGGTTTTGACGCAGGGATACCAGAGGTTGCGGTTTCCTCTGGTGTTGTTCCAGTACCAGAGTTTGTTGCTGTCGAGGAGGAAGGTCGGCGTTCCGACAGCCCCTGCGATATGCCCCGTGACATTGCTGACCGTGACCACACTGTCACACGCCGTGATGAGCGCGGCGAGTCCATCAATGTCGCTTGTGTTGTCAACTTCTGGAACCACTTCGATTCGGATGCCATGCACCTTCTCCAGTTCGTAGAGGTCTTGGTAGTGATCTCCGTACTGAAGACTCACGAACCTCGTGTTCGGTGTCCTGAGTACAGGGATCAAGTCCTGTAGTTCTATCGACTTGTGATTGCCAATGCGGGGTGCGCCGGAGACCCACGAGACACCGACCAGTTTCTCACCGGGCGCAAGGTTTAAACCTGCGCGGAGTTCGCTGGTGCGGTTGTAGTCAGGGATCAGGAACGCATCCTTGCGGATACGGGCAATGTCTTCTTTGCTCTTGATGAACTGAGCAGCGATGCTGCCCATGGGAATCTGTGCTTCGATCTCACTGACCCGTGCATTCTGTGGGATGAAATCGATACCCGGCATGGACCGTTTAAATAACGGTATCAACCGGGCATCGATCATCACCGTCAGCACAGGGGTCTGCTTCTTGATCTCTTGCAGGAGGGAGCAGTACAGAATCTGATCTCCGACTCCCTGCTCCGACCACACGAGAACATCCTTGTAGCCAGACTCGTTCACCCACCTTGGCTTCTTGGTCTTGAGCCGTGGGCTGTCGAACTTCTTGGATTCCCAACGGTATTCGAAGGTCTTCCAACCTTCGACGAAGTTCCCCTGCTGAAGATTCATCAGGGACAGTGTCCACTTGATGTCCTTGTTGTCAGGGTCCATGCGTTCAGCCTTGAGAAAGTCCTCGTTGGCTTTATCCCAACGGCGCATCTCCCAATGGCAACGCCCCCTCTGGATCAGAACCTGCACCATGTGTTGATGCAGGTCTGCGAGGGGGTCCAACTTCTTCACAGCCTCGTCGAAGTTGTCTTCGTTGGCGAGGTTGACTCCAGACTGGAGCGCCTTGAGGAACTCGTCTTTCACCAGTACTCCTTCCCACCACGGGAACACCGCCAGTTTGGCGGGGGAACCCTCCTCCGCTCGTGATCAGCAAACTGCCGCCACGAACGAAGGAGTTCTTTGAACCAACGAATCATGCGGCCTTGATGTGCTTGTTAAGAACGGCCCACAACTGTTCCAGTATGGCCCGATCACTAGGACGCTTTTCCCGTTTAACCGTTGCCTTCTTGACAGAGATACCCAATCGGTTAGCGAGACGAATCTGTCGGTCACTCAACACGCCATGGTTCCGGGCGACGATGTAGACCAACTGCTGAGAGACGCCCAACTTCTTGACGATATCCCTCTGCAACATGCCCTTATCCAGTAACTCACGAATCTTTGCGGACTTGTTTTCCTTTTTTCTAGCCATGTTCATCTCCTGTTAGAACGGGACTTCGACTTCATCTGAACCGCCATCCTTCTTGTACTCAGTGAAAATCTGAGCGGCGATGGACTGGTATTCGTTACCTGCCTTGGACTTCTTCTTCCAAACGGCAAGCGACAACTTCGCTTCCTTGCCTTCCTTGACCTTCTCGACCAACTCCTTGAGCAGTGCCTTGCTCAGGGTCAGTTCGCCACGGAAGTCAGGATGGTTGGTCTGCTTCTTGCGGTTGTTGATGAACAATGCCCCTTGGGTCATGTCCCTGTTTGAGTAATCAGCCATTGTTGTTACCTCCTACCTTTGCTTTCAGTTGAGTGAAACCCTGCTTCAGCACTTCGTACTGCTTCGGGTAATTGCTATCCAAGATGTCGATGATCTTCTTGTTTTCCTTCCAGAAACCAATCAGCCCCGGCTCGTCCGCGCAGAACTTGTTCGCGAACTCCAAGAGTTTCCCCACGACTTCGGCTGCGCCTTCCTCACTGGGGATGTCGTTCTGAGCGTCCTTCGTCGGAACCTTCTTCTTCTTCGGCGGTTCCGGGACAGACTCCTCAGTGATCGCGTTGATCTCTTCGGGCGTCAGTTTGGCAACCACCTCAGGCTCACCCGGAGGATTGATGTCTTCACCCGCGTAGATGCGGTGACCCAATCCAAACATGGCGAGACACTTGACGAGGGTTCTCATCTTCGTGTCGCTGATCTTTCGCGCATCCGGGTTCTTGATGGCGTTGTTCTTGTAGTCCATGACCGGGAGCCACATGGAACGGTGGCAGTGTCCGATCATGATGTCGCAGTGGATGGTGACGGTCCCGTCCGGGTGCAACTCAGGGGCAGAGAACGAGTACTCCGCATACGGGTAGTGTTCCATGAGTACACCCCATGCCCACGCCCATGACAGATAGGACAGGCCGTTCTTTTTCTCAACGTGCTTTGAAACGTCGATCTTAGAAAGCGTATCCCAAATCTTGCGGTAATCAGCAGCAATAGATTCTTTGCTGACTTCTTGATCAGTCATTGCTTGTCTCCTGTTATAAATTTATAAAAGAACTATACCAAACCATCACTGGTTATCAAGCGACTCAAGATATTTTTTATACTGCGAACACCAAGCGTTTACACGGCACCAGTTGGCCGTACAACGGGTCGGTTCTCCGCGACGGAACTCAATCTCTTGACCCGCAGAAAGCGCCTCATAGGCATCTGCTTCATTGTCGTAAAGTTTCAATGCTCTTTTGTTGCCTGTTTTTTTAATAGCCCACACAGATGGCTTTTCCCACTGTTCATCAGATGAACACGGAGGCAACTCAGAACCCGTCAGTCTCTGGAACTCAGCAGCCTGATGTAGGGACACGCGCTCGTGGATGTAGCGGTCCTGCTCTGCGTCACTCCACAGTGGCACGTTGATCTCTACGATGGGAGCCTTCGGGTAGTCCTGCTTTTCCTCAGCGTCTCTGGCTCTCCAGTCGCGCAGGATGGCGATGACCTTGAGCGAAGTGACGGGAAGTTTCTTGGCCTGTCTGACGAGGTAGGCGTAGCAGTTCAACTGATACTCCCATTCCTTCTTGCCAAGGATGACCGACCACACAGACGTAGTTTTGTAGTCAATGATGGTGATACCACCATCGTCGATGCGCTGCACATCGATGGCACCACTGATCACCCAACCTTCGACTTCGGCAAAGAGACGCTCTTCGGTGACATGCTTATCGTCGCCAGTCTCTTCGAACATTTTGTGTGCGGCACTGCCCAGAACTGCCCACATCTTCTCGCTAACGTCCTCTTCCATGTTGTCCCAGTTCTCCTGACGGAGAATGCGAACACGAGGGGAGTCGATGATTTGAGTTACGCTGCGATTGCTTTCGCCTTTACTGTATTCAGAGCGGGTCAACGCTTTGACAACTGTTTCAGGCAATCCATATTTGTTGGTGAGTTTCATTTCCTATCTCCTGTTAGACGCGCCAAATGCGAACACCTTTCTTGTCTTTCGTACTGCTGAACTTGTATCCCTTATTCGACTGCGCGAATCGACTGAGTCGGACGCGAACCGAATGCAGGACACGTTCAACTTCGTCGGTGCTGCACTCTACGAGGATGCTGTCCCCGACATTCAGATCAGACAGCGGCAGCGGACCAATGGTGACCCGCTTGGCTATGCGATCTGGAAGTGGAACATCTCTATCGATTTTCATGTAGCCTCCTGTTGTAAACTTGTGTCAGTGTAACTTGTGGTGGTGAGTATGCAAGTAGAATTTGTGGTGTATGGTGAGCCAGCAAGCAAGGCGAATAGTCGTATGCTTGTGCATTTAAACGGCAAGCCTGCTTTCATCAAGTCATCGAAGGCTCGTGCATACGAGCGTGACTTTCATCTTCAGTGCAGGAAACTAGATCAGTTGCTTGAGGGTGATCTCGTAGTACATATCAAGATTTACTACGCATCACGGAGACCTGACTTGGATGAGTCCGTGATACTGGATTGTATGCAGGGATTCATCTACGAGAATGATCGGCAAGTGAAAGAGAAGCACATCTATCACGCACTGGATAAGACAAATCCACGCGCTGAGATCAGAGTTGAGCCGCTAAAATAAAAAAGCCCCGGAAGGGGGGACCAACCGGGGCTTGACCGTACAGGGATTGTGACGGTAGTCTCTGCCTTGCTACAAACGAGACGGGCGTGATCCTATCTGGATACCCCTTTAGAATCAACTCCGTCCCGTTCAGCCGTCTCAAGCCGGGTGCAAGTTCCGGTGTGTCGTGGTGCGCCTCATCGTCCATGGCACGGGTTGAATGTTCTGAGGACGCTAAAGAATCAGGGCAGGCGTAAGCGATGACTGGCTCCGTCAGGCATAGGCGCTTCCAATCCCATTCTCATGGGGTTTAGGGGGCGCTTTGCTCCAACTTCACCATCAGGCATAGATATATATTCACCGTCTTTTAAGTGAATAGAATGACTAGATAACTAGACTGAACAGGAGACTCTATGACACTAGAGGAAGTGCTAAGTATTCAGACAGAGAACACCCGAATCCGGTGTCCTGTCTGCTCAGAATCTCGTAAGAAATCACATGAGAAAACCATGGGCGTCACGGTCGAACCAGACCGTATCGTCTACCAGTGTTTTCACTGTGGAACATCCGGGGCTATGCGAAAGAGAACCTTCATGCAACAAGTACAACAGATCAAGACACCACCAAAGCACGTTGACCCACCAACCGAACATGTCCCATCCATCGTCACAGACTTCCTTGTCTCTCGCGGCATCGATCCAGAGATCGCAAGTCAGTTCCCCCTTGTCGGTAGCGAGAAGTACTTCCCAGAGATACGCAACCAACCTGCCATTGGGTTTGTGTACGGCGACCCCCGGCAACCTGAGGCCATCAAGTGGCGATGCACCACTGAAAAACGATTCGTTCAGGCTGGCGCTGCCCGATCCTTATTCGGTTTAAACCAACTCCCATCTGACATCACGGAACTCGTGATCTGCGAAGGCGAGATGGACGTTCTCGCACTCGCCACTGCCGGTATCCCTGCGGTGTCGGTCCCGAACGGCGCACCTGCCAAGGTCACGGACGGCAAGGTCGATCCCAAACAGGACGGGAAGTTCAGTTACATCTGGGATGCCAGAGACCTGATCGACAGGGTCCAGAGGGTCATATTCTTTCCCGACAATGACGAACCCGGACAGGCACTCGTCGAGGAACTCGCCCGTCGTATCGGTCGTGCCAAGTGTTGGACGGTGTCCCTCCCTGAGAAGGACGCCAACGAGACCCTCCAGAAGCACGGCGCACAAGCCCTCACAGACGCGCTATTGGCGGCGAAGCCGCTGCCCCTTGAAGGCGTCTACCTGCCAGAGGATTTCAGCCCACAGATCATCAGCCTCTACGAGCAGGGCGTTGTCAAAGGGGCAAGTACCGGAATGGAATCCCTTGACAAGTTGTACACGATCCTGCCGGGTCAGTTGTCGGTGGTGACCGGACTGCCGGGTTCCGGTAAGTCAGAATTGATCGACCAGATATGCGTCAATATTGCCCTCCAAAAAGGGTGGCGGTTTGCGATTGCGTCGTTTGAGAACCCGCCGCACATGCACATTGCCAAGTTGGCAGAGAAGGTAATCGGCAAGCCGTTCTTCGGTGACGAACGAATGACGAGCGACGAACGCGACTATGCGATGGCGTTCCTCAATCAGCACTTCGTGTTCCTGCAAAGCCATGACGGTGCGCCCTCGACGGTCCAGTCCATCATCGACCGAACCAAACAGGCGGTCATGCGTATGGGTGTGCGTGGTCTTGTGATCGACCCGTACAACTACCTCGACATGCAGGGCGAGTCTGAACATCAGGCGATCAGCAAGATGCTCACCGACATCGTGTTGTTCTGTAAGTCGCACGAGATTCATGCGTGGTTCGTGGCACATCCTGCCAAGCAACTGCCCGACTCAGGTGTCCCAAAGGGTCAACACATCAGCGGCAGCGCGGCGTGGTTTGCGAAGGCAGACATGGGTGTCACCGTCCACCGGAACAAAGATCAGACTCAGGTCCATGTGTGGAAGTCACGATTCAAATGGGTTGGTGCAGTCGGCGAGATCGAACTCTCGTATGACCTGCCGACCGGGCGCTACTCAGACAAGCCCGATCCGACCCGGAACTATGACTGGGGGAACCTGTGATGCATGTGAAACTCACGCCGATTGAAATCTATCAGGCGGCACTGGTCGGAGTCGCAAGACGCATCGATAGCAGACAGAAGGGACTCGCGGATGGTGCGCCGGGAGGGTGGCAGTCCGACATCGAAGGCGCATTGGCTGAGATGGCATTCGCCAAAGCCATGAACGTCTACGGTGGACTCACGATCAGCAACTACAAGGGCGCAGACATTGGGGACTATCACATCCGATCATCTCAGCACGAGAACGGACGGCTGATCATCAGGCCAGACGATAGTTTAAACGGCAAGTATGTATTGCTGACTGGATTCGAAGGGGATTACATCGTCCATGGGTACATCCATGGAAACGAGGGTCGAAAGGACCAGTATTGGATGGCTCCGAACGGGAGACCGGGAGCGTGGTTCGTTCCGCAGGACGCGCTAACGAAGTTCTAAAAAGAAAAACCCCGACACCCTGTCACAGGTGCCGGGGTTCCCGTAGCGTTGCACAGGTGCGGGGACCATCGCTACGTTAGGCCTGATTAGCATCAGACTTTGATGCTCAACGGACAGAGTTCGCTCGACCGAATGGTCTTCGTGTACTCGTTGCCAAGGTAGTCGTACACGCACTGCTTGGTCATGCCAGTGACGCGCTCGTACTTGAGGTAAGCGGTTCCGGCAAAGGCCGTGGCGCTTGCAGTCAGGACGATCAATGCAATCAACTTCTTCATCGTTTTCTCCTTTGGTTGACTCAACTCAGTGAAGGTTCGCGTTGCCGCGCTCTTCCATCTCAATCTCTCTGATGTTCCGGACCATGGCGAGGGAGATCACCACACCCACCTCGCGCAAGGCTTCCTTCTCGTCTTCGTTTTCGGCATTCACAAACTGAACGGTCAAGTGTGACATGAATTCTTTGAACAATTCGAACACCGCATCATGTCGAACCTTCATGCGAGGGACGTTCTCAGGGATGATCACGAACCCCAAGGTGTCACCTTCGCGGACGGCTTCGATCACCGTCGCGAGGTCGATGTTCTGCTTGTGGTAGTACGACTCCTCGTGGATGTCGCCAGTCTCCGGGTCAACGAACATGCGTTCCATGTTTAAACTCCTTTCAGAAGGGAGGGTCGGACAGTTCGAAGTCTTCCTCACGATCCCACCCACCGGGCGGGACCATGATCGACTCTTCGATGCGACTGACCTTCTCCAGTAGCAGGGCGAGGTCGCGTTGAATACGGGCGACCGCCTCAGCGAGGGCCACATCGTGGCGGACCGTGTGGGCGAAGGCTTCGGCCTTCAGCAATTCAAAGTCGGCGTCATTCATTGTCGTTCTCCTGATAGTTTTTTTGCTGCTGCTCAATGTATTTCTTTGCTGCAACTTTTGCGTTTTGGTATTCGAAAAACTTTTTGGTGATGTCGTTCGTCAGTTCAGCGACCGCCTTGTCATGCTGCCGCTTGATGGAATCAAACTTCACCACCTCTTCATGCAGTGCGTCTCTCAGAAACTTATACTCCAACTCCAGTTGAAGTACATACGGGTCGGTCACTCTTCCCATGTCGCGATCCTCCACGCTACGAACATGAACACCGCGAACACCATCATGCGCGGCAGTGCGAACCAAAATAATTCCCAAGTCATGCTGCTCTCCGTTTAAATGCTGATGGTTTTTTGTTCGACTTCGATGGCTATCCCCATCGCCCGGATATCCCGCAAATTCCCGGCATCGAATGTTTTCTGACGCATGAGTGCAGCGAACCGCTGCGCGAGGTCATTGACCGGGTAGAACTTGATGCTCCCGTACACGTTGCGCTGCTCCACGATGACGTTCATGCTGCCTCCAGTTGGTATTCGTATGCCCAGTGACCGTTGTCGAGGTCGTACACGGGCTGATCGTTCTTCTCACCAAGGTCCACGATCCGCGCAGGGGCGGGGGCGCGAGACCCCCAACCACCACGCCAGATCACCTGATCACCGATCTGAAATTTGTATTCGATGTTCATGCGACCTCCTGACGTTCTCTGAATTGCTTGATGCCAATCTGCCAGTACGCTTCCAACACCTCAGGGTTGAAGGTCTTCGACAGGGTACGAGCGAACTGCAATGCTTCGATGAAGTTGTCGAGCGCATCGTCTTCGTTGACACCCGACT